TAGCATTTAAAAGCCCAGCTTCTGTAATTGCACCTGTGCCTGTGCCAGCACCAAATGAGCCGACATATGCCACAGCATTGTCAGTTACAGTACTAGATGTTAAAGCTACACGTCCAGCTTCACTGCCTAATGCAGTATTGCCAGCTGCAGCCGCAGTGCTTCCAGTTCCTATTGCCATGTGAGACATAACAGTAGTGTTGTTTTTTAGTCGATCAGCAATAAAATTTTTACCTGCTGTTACAACTAAATTAGGTACGATAACCTCATGTTTTACATTTCCTTGTGGACTAGTAAGGGTAAGTTTTAACTCACCTTTTACTTTAATTAAATCATTAATCATTTATCCATCTCCTTTAAGTCTTAGCTCCAGCTGATAGTGGAGTAGCGTTACACATGTGTCCACCCAACGAACTGTCATCAACTTCAGTATATATGTAATTAATAACAAGTCCAGCGTTCGATGAATCACCCTCAGTTATTCTATCATCATTCATTATAACCTGACCAATGTTACCTGGCCCACCAATTACACCTGTAGCGGTCTCATTTCTAGTAAATATAAAGCCGACTGTACCATCAGAAACATTTACAGTATCTGGGTATAGAGGTGTAAGAGTTCCTAGTGTAAGTAGTGTGCTTATACTTTCAGAAGCACTGGCACTATCACTAGGTGCTGTGCTTACAGTTATTGAATTTACAGCATCTGATGGTGTAGAACTATCAGCCTTAACTATACTTGGCTGTAATACTGGTGCATCAGAGACTGATATAGAATCTGTTTTCCCTTGCGGGGTAATTGTTTTAGCGTCAGACTCGGAAGCAGACGCAGAATCCGTTTTAACTATACTAGCACTTTTAACATCTGCCTCGGATACAGATGCTGAATCGCTAGGATTAGTACCTATAGCTTTTGTGTTAACCGATTCAGATGGCGTTACACTATCACTTTGAGGTATATTAGGCTGTAATGATGGTGAATCAGAAGCTGATGCAGAATCTGTCCTACTTGTAGTAAATGTTTTAGCATCAGATTCAGACACATTTATAGGATCTGGGTCTATATCATCATCACTTATATCAAAATCAACAGAAGAATTTATTATCTTATTAGGAGTATCTGACACAGATACTGAGTCAGACTTGACAATACTAATACTAAATACCTGAGTCCCGTCAGCTGGTGTAACAGTATCAATCTTACTTAGCTCTGGCACGACATTAGGTGAATCACTTACACCTATTGAATCTACATGCTTGCGAGTAGGTATTAATTCAAATGCTTTTATACCTAATTGAGACGTATTTACTGTAGCTGATATCTTATTGCTATCACTAACTACAGAACTAACACTATTTACACTAACGCTAAAAGATATAGCCGTTGCGGCAATAGCGGATACGAGTCTGATGTTAGCCATTAGAAATTACTTCTTACTCTAAATTTTAATAAATCATAGACAGTATGGATACTGCCATTAAAACTAACTACTATCTCACCTTCATATGAGCCTTCATCAACATCTAAGACACTACTAGCAAAGTTAAATTGAATTTTACCGTCAGAACCATCTGTTGTTTTACCACAAGTTATTGTAGATAAAACTGTTGTAGTGCCTGTAGCTCTAAACTTTACAGATACCGAAGTAGTACTTGCTGATAAATCTAATGCAGTATTAGCTACATCATCATTTAACGTTAGTTGGATAAGCGGTAGCTCATCTCCTTTTACTAATCTAATTACATCTGCCATATCTATTACCCAAATGGTTGCCCTTGAACTCTCATAGATGCTCTTCCCGCACCTAAGTTAGCTCTAGCTCTACGCTCCGATAATTTAAAAGCAAACTGCTTTGCATGATACGAAGCTAATTCTCTATCACTCCAACTATTATCAGGTAGTACTAATAAATGTTGTAGTGCTCCATGCATAATAACATTTTCTAATTCATCTAAAACTGTTTTATCCATACCCGTTGCCGTTCTTAGCGGCTTTAAACACACAATCATACGTACATCATACGCTGTACCACTATCAGGTACGGGTGCTACAGAGAAATGATCTGGATCTAACTGTGTTATATATCTAGGTTTAGCTCTATTTTCAGTAGGTTGGTTAGGCCATTTAGGGTATAAATCATATATTTTATCTAATGTAACAGGCACTAACGTCTCATCATTAACCGTAGCTGTAATAAATGCATGTACTTCAGATTGAGTTGGACATTCATATTCATAATCATGACTCCCTACAACTAAACGTATTCGTGGTTGTTCGTACCGCCACGCAAGAGTACGTTCACACGCCTCTATTGCTGCATCACGTACATAGTTTTCTACTACAGGAGTAGGACAACCTGGTACGCTAGGTAATAATCTATTAACAATATCTGAAAAATTCCTTGTAGCCATTATGTGAGGTCCTCCTCAATCTTTTGTTTATTTACTGGCTGTAAACCTCCAGCTTCTGTATCTGTAAATATTCTATTAGAAGCTGAAACACCTAGTGCTTGAGTAAATGATTTTAAAAACAATTCAGCTCTACCTGAATTAACATGTTCATTATCAACAGATTCTGCTAAATATACCGTACCATCTACAATAGCTGGTAAAAAAGCATCAGGTAGTAAAGCTACTGCTGTTGTTCCATCATACACTGGTGGGGACTGTGAATACTCTACAACTAATGTTTGATTAGCTGGAGCTTTTGGGTATATAAAAAATTTGTTGGGGTTTCTAGTATGCCTCATAAAATTTCTACAGGCACCTGCTGTATCATTAATCCATTGTGGATATGATTGATCTAGTATCTCTCTATTAGTTTCTGTAATTCCATCTCCACCTTGTACAGAAAATACTTCTATTAATCTTATAGAATCAGTAGGTGTAGATTGTAGTACTGCATTTTCGGTACACGCAACTGTACCCATAAAAGCAAATAAATCTGGTCTTAATACCGAAGTTCGTTTAAGAGCTTGGTTTGCAAACCCTAGTAGTACTGTATCAGAATATCGCTGAGGAGCATTCTCATCCTGCAGCAATCTTCTAACTTCAGTAATGACATCATTTAAAATCATTTCGGTGTGTCTATCCCTTTAGTTGCTTCTTCAGCTAACTCTATATTAACAGCTTTTTCATCTTCAGGAATCACTTCTGTCTTTAAATTAACTTTAGTTTTTCTCCCTTTTTGTTTCTTAGGTAAAAATTTTTCTGGAAAAGCCTGTTCTTCAGTCACTTCTTCAGTTAGTGGATTCTCAGCTAGTATCTCGTTCCAGCCATATATCTCACCATCTTTTATATTTCTTAACCATTTTCCCGCCATTTTTCTCTCCATTTAGACAATCGGGGGGTTAAAGTTACCCCCCGACCTTACTATTTTATATTATGAACAATCAGCGATAACTGCCCAAACTTTGATTTTAGCCAAATCAGTTACAGCACCTGATACGCCGATAAGCATATCAATAGTATCTGCAGCCGCAAAATAATGGCTGTTATTATCTCCGTTTAAAAGTGCACCGTTTGATGATGTAGTTCCTGCTGCGTTAGCATTCCCTCCATCAATAAACCCATCAACATCACCACCAGTTAAACCGATGTCAAATGTAGATGCTGCACCTTCAGCAGTCATAGTTGTTGCCCCAACAGCCATCACTAGTGTGTTAGCTGGTATAGAAAGTACTTGGAGAGAATCACCAGTTGCAAGTGCTGTTGCACCCGCTGTGACTCTAGCTGCCGTAATTTCAGCGAAGTCTAAAGTAACTTCAATATAGCCGACTTTGTTAATTCCTTTAGCAGGGTGTGCTGCAGAACCTTTATCAAAGCCATGCGTATCTGTATATGCCGCCATGTTAGCCTCCTATTAAACAGTAACAATCATTGTAGCAAGAGCTTCAGGTTTAACGACTTTATAACCGTAAACTTGAAGACCACGAATGATGTTCCCGAAAGTTGTTTCTGAACGGATTGTTTCCATATTTGTCATTTGTGACGCAAATGTAAACCCCATTGTGTGTCCACCGATTACGCTGAACTCACTTCCGCTCTTAAGTAGGTTATGACTTACATATACTGTAAATCTATCAATCATACCTAGACGACCATTTCTTAATGGTGAGTTTCCATCACCAGTAATAGATGCATCTTTAAGATCTGATTGCTTGATTAAGCCCGCCATCTTAGCAGGTATTACAAGAAAACGCCCTGACTCAGGACAGTTAGCTTCATCAAGAACTGTACCCATATCTACAATCTTACCAATTACGTTTGAAGTAGTAAGTGCTTCTGGGGTACCTGCTACACCAAGGTCGATATCACCAGAGATTGCTCCAGCTGATGTTCCTTTGTTACTAGCATGTACATCAGGTAACAAATCAGTCAATACTCTTTGATCAATTTTAATCTTCATACGCTCTGAAGCGTCTTTAGACCACTGATCCATCATACCGATATCTGATTGTACTTCATCTACATCGTCTTCAACACAAGCGAAGTATTCGCCTTTGTCGATTAGCAATTGTAATTTTGCTTTGTTTGGATTTTCAACTGCTAAAGTTTGACCTTTAACATATGTTTTAATTGTTATTTCAGGTGTTGTGCGGATGTTAACCGTATCACCCATGTTACGAATTTCACCTTCGTAGTCAGTGTTTGAGATTGCTGATAATACTGTCGCATCATAGAAATTCTCAATCAACTTGCCAGACCATATTTCAGGTATAAAGTTACCTGTATACGTAGGATGACCTGGTGATGTTGCAAAAGCCATAATAGTCTCCTTTTTTGCTATTAATTAACTATGCGATTTTCTCGCTGTGCAGCGAAAATATCACGTTCTTTTCTACTACGTTCATCTTCTCTACCTTTATATTTACCCGTTCTAACATCTTTGAAAAATTTCTCAATGTCTTGCGGCGTATATGTTTTGGCATCATTAGACACAGGTTGTCCAGAACGTCCTCGCCCTGGGGAAACTTGTTTTTCTAATTCAGATTTAGTAGCCCTTTTATCACGAGCACTATCATCGTTACCACTATTTCCTACAAAAGCTTTAAAGAATTGTATTACCCTACCTGATTCTAGTTTACGCTGTGCGTCTTCTAGATAAGTTTGGCGTGCTATACCTGTTAGAGGATCTATCTCTAGGAGCCAT